GGGCCTATGCGATAAGCATTCCAGATTTCCTGGAATAATGCAGATCGTACCTTATTATGTTCACTAACACCATACCATTCATTAATTATTCTAAGTACTCTAATGCCTACAGACCGGTACAGCGAATGATCAAAGTTGGAATAATCTCCGGAAAAGATTTTATTTTCTTTTCCAACAATGCATTGTTTCTTCAAATTAAAATATAGTTGAGACCACTCAAAACTGTGTGCATTTATTCCTATTGCAACACTAGAATCTAAACCAAGCTCACGCATAGCATTGACAAACTCGCCAAAATACATGCGAACTGTTATCAAGTAATCAAGAGGACACGATGCAAATAATCGAACTTTATTATGTCGCAATTTTTCATGAGTGATTTTCTCATCCTTAAGAGTATCGCTCCATAATGTTAAAGTTCTTTTACCTGCAAGACCTTCTTCTATTCTAGAGTTCACAGCAGTAAGGAGGCAAGGATCAAGAACATATCGCCCATCTATTACCTGAATATACGAGTTCTTTCCATTGCTTGTCTTAAACAAGACCCACGGATACCCAGGTGATGTCGTCAAATCAATTGATTGCTGTTTTTCAAATGGATTGCTTTGACAAGCTTCTTGGATTGACAGGTACGGAGCTTTTGCAGATCGTAATCTACAGTGTTTTTCTTTGAATGCTTTCACAGATGCATCAAGTAAATAATCTGCCAATGGATTTTCATTAATTTGAACATTCCTAAGTTTGGTTAAAGCTAGTTCATAATATAAATGACTTTTGCTAAAATCAGCAATATCAACAGATGAGGGTGTTATACAATTATAAAAAATTGTCTTCTCAATCTTTGATGTACTTGGCATAGGAACAACATCTTTGGGAGTTAAACTGCACTCAGTAGATAAACCAATTTTGTGTGAAACTGAATAAACATAATTTGGATCTCCAAAGTCTACTTCAGGAGGTTCAAATCCTGATTGTATTGCTGGAGACAATATTTCTTTGGACAAAATTAGTGAATAACCACGTTTAAGTGCTTCAACACCAGCTACATGAAAACCTAAAAACACAACATGTCCATTATTGCTTTCTGCCATGAGCAAAGCACCACAATCGCCCACAACAGTATGTGCGCGATATGAAAACACTTTCGGAACTTGTATATCTTCATTATTTTCACCTTTATACACCAAAGTGTCTTCAATATCGCTTATAGTGACAAGTTGGCACAGCAGTTGCTGGACATTCTCACGAGCATTAACTAAAATACCATAGCTTTAACATATCCGTAAGAATCAATTTCTTTGATTAAAAATTT